GTCTGCTTGGTTGAGTCCGTATCGGACTTTCACGTATTGGCGTATTACTCTCCAATATTTTAGGTAATTTGATTTCATTGAATTTTAATATATTTGTACGTAACAAAATTACAAAATTATGGGACCTTGTACTCAAATTGTTAAAGCGGCAACAATGCCAAAACCTAAAAAACCAAAGAAATGAAAAAAGCAAAACCATCTCTCCCCGCATCTTCTATGTTGAAGGCTCCTATGGCTGCAGCTCCTGTAGTTAAAAAGGCTGTAGCGAAGAAAGTCGTAAAGGCTGTAATGAAGAAAGCTGCTAAGAAAAAGTAATGGCAGAAAAATCGAAAATGAAGTGTAACCGTGTCGTTGCTTCTGACCGTCCCGGAAAGAAGCGAATGGTAAAGGCATGCGCTAACGGACAAGAAAAGTTGATTCATTTCGGTGCCGAGGGGTATGGCCATAACTATTCATCAGCGGCGCGGTCTTCTTTTCGAGCTCGTCACAAATGCGACAGTGCAGGTGACAAATTAAGTGCCCGCTATTGGGCGTGTAAAAATCTTTGGGCAGGACCCGGTGGGTCCACAAAGTCTTCTCCCAAAGGGAAGAAAGGAAAGTACTGATGAAGGACGCATGCTACAAAAAAGTCAAAGCATCGTATGATGTGTTCCCTTCTGCAAGAGCGTCGCAAGCGATTGCCAAATGCAGGAAGGCTTCAGGTAGCGTGACGAAGTCCGAGAAGGGTACTAGCCTCAAGCGTTGGGAGAAAGAGAAGTGGGTTGATACCAAGAGTGGTAAAGCCTGCGGTGCCGGCGGCAAGAATGAATACTGCCGACCAACAAATCGAGTGTCTTCAAAGACACCAAAAACAAAATCAGAAATTAGCCCATCCAAACTTGCTGCGAAGAAAGCAGAGAAGTCTAGAGTTGGAATGGGAAAAAAAGTTTCTAAAGTTTAGTATATTTGTTTCACAATCATAAATCAAATCAAATGTCACACAAAACAACAAAAACCTATGCTGAGTTATTGGAACTCGTGCGTGGATTGAACATGACGAGCGCCGACAAAGGCAGCAAGAAAGAAGCCAAGCTCAAGAAGATTGCTGAGAAAATCAAGCCTCTCTTCGATGAGTACAATGAAAAACGCGAAGACATTCGCCTTGACCACGCTTACGAGGACAAGAGCGGCGTGTTGGAGTTGAACGAGAAAGGGGAGTACAAGTTCACGAAAGAAGGTATCAAGGCTATGGCCAAGGATATGAAAGCGTTGCTTGTTGAGTCTTTTGAGTTCTATCAATTCACATTCTCAACTGAGGGTATTGACGACCTTAAATTCCTAGCGGGATGGGTAGAGGGAATCGAGCCTGAGCAACCTAACGAAGATGAGCAAGTTTAGTAAAATTTATAAATCAATATAAGGTAAGCAAGGCATCAGTTCCAAAAGAGCTGATGCCGTTGCTGCTTTTATAGGTAACTAAAAGAAGATGAAAAAAGAAGTAGTATTGGGTATTATTCGTCACGTGTTGACTTTCGTTGGTGGTGTACTTATCACCAAGGGAATCATTGACGAATCTACCATGCAGGAGCTAATCGGTTCTTTGGGTACAACCATTGGACTTATTTGGTCAGTTATTCAAAAACAGAACAATGCAAAGTAAAGGTCTAGGCGATACTATCGAGAAGCTCACTACTGCAACCGGAATCAAGAAGGTTGTAGAGAAGGTTAGCCAAGCTGCAGGAAAAGACTGTGGCTGTGCTAAGCGTCGTGAGAAGCTCAATCAAGTGTTCCCTTATAACAACAATAAAAAACCATAAACATGGCATATCAAAAATTACAACCGGCACGTGCTTCAGTTGTCACTCCTAGTGACACTGTAGACATTCCAAACCCCGGTAATGGGCAGGTAGAGGGTTGCGTTCTGTACGTTGGTACAGGTGGGCTCCTTCGTGTTCTTACCGCAGGAGGAGACGATATTACCTTCAACAACGTTCCCAACGGTACGTTTATTCCTGTACAGGTAATTCGTGTATTCGATTCAACAACAACAGCAGAACATATTGTAGCACTATGGTAATCGCCATCACTATACAGGTATGATGAACCACCAAGAAAACAACAGACTTGATTATATGGCAGTGGAATTAGATGCCCTGAAAGCCGATGTGGCTGAAGTGAAGGCTATGGTAAAAGATATGCACAATTTGCTTGCGGGAAATCCCATTGATAAAGACTCAAGCGGTTTGATTGGTGATTTCAAGCAAGTAAAGCGTGAGGTATACGCGCTCAAGAGCGACATCAAAAAGTACAAAGCGTATTTCTACGCCCTAGTGACTTTGGTGGGCTTTGGAATTTTGAAAACAATAATTGATTTATTAAAGTAATGGCAAAGGGAAAAGCAACCGGTAGCGCAAAAGTTGTGCTCAACAGTAAAAAGAAGGGGACTGCAAAGAAGTCCTATGGTAAGCATGCCCAAAAGCCAAAACCTTATAGGGGACAAGGACGATGAAAAAAGACGCAGTAACACTAGAACGAATTAAGAAGTTGCATCCTAAGGTGGTTAAGGAAGCCGAGACCATCTATGATGAAATTTGCAAAGCCCTTCAGGGAAAGGCTATGTGTCGTTTCTCGTATACGCTGCGCACGTTCAAAGAGCAAGCTGACCTTTTTGCAAAGGGTCGAACCGCCCCGGGACCTAGAGTAACTCAGGCAGGACCCGGCCTATCTATGCACAACTATGGGTTAGCCATAGACATTGTTCTTATCGTTGATAAGGATGGAAACGGTACTTACGAGTCTGCATCATGGGATGTCAAAGCTGACTTTGATGGAGATAAGAAGTCTGATTGGATGGAGGTAGTAACTATCTTCAAGCAATACGGTTGGACTTGGGGAGGAGATTGGAAGTTTTATGACGCTCCTCACTTTGAGAAATCGTTCGGATATTCAGTAAGGCAACTTCTCGACTTGCATAACAAGAAGAAGGTTGACGCAAACAATTACGTGTTAATCTAATGAGATGCCTGAAGAAAAAAAGAAATTTAGAGATACCAAAGTTGGTAAGTTCTTAAAGGACAAGGCTCCGTCTATCCTAGACAAGGTGGGAGACTTGTTGCCTGACGCAGGTGTGTTGGGCATTGTAAAAAATCTAATTGACAATGACGCTAAACTAAGCCCGGCAGATAAGGCTTTGGCTCAGCAGCATCTTAAAGAGATGTATGAGCTTGAGGTAAGAGACCGAGAGTCTGCTAGGATTAGGGAAGTGGAAATTGCGAAAACGGGGAAGCAAGACTTCCTGTTCATGCTCACAGGCTTTATTGGCTTGGGGGTTTTTGTTTTTATCGTATACGCCATTGTCTATCTACAGATACCCGAAGAAAATAAAGAGCTGTTTATACATTTGATAGGTATTGCTGAGGGAGTTGTTCTTTCTATTTTCGGATATTATTTTGGTAGTTCAGTGAAGAAAAATATTCAGTAATGCCAAGAATAAGCTCATATCCCATACTAGATACTCCGACGTTTAATGACTTATTAATTGGAACGGATGTAGAAAACTTCAATGACACCAAAAACTTTTCAATTGGTGACATCGGAAACCTTATTGGTCAGTACTATGTACCCTATGTTGGGGCTACGGGTAACGTTGACCTAGGGGTTTATGGCATGAGCGCTGCCTTCATCGAGATTGAAGGTGGTACTGCACAACAATTTTTGAAGGCTGACGGCAGCCTTGATTCAACTCTTTATACTCCTGAGTCTCGTACGCTTACAATTAATGGCGTTACGTATAACTTGAGCGAGAATAGAACGTGGACAATCTCGCTGATTGACACGCTCACTACTATTGGTACGGGTGGCCCGGCTACTCTTGAGGGAAGTGTTCTTAACATCCCGGTATATCAGGAGCAGGGCGACTACATTACCTCCCTCACGGGCGAAGCAACGGGCTCAGGCCCGGGTGCGACAAACGTGACACTGCTAAACGCAGCAGTAATAGCCAAGATTCTTACAGGATTGAACGTCACAGGTGGTAGTATTACCGCTGCTGACACCATCTTGCAAGCGTTTGGCAAGCTTCAGAACCAAGTCAATGGGCTATTTGGTGGCGTTACGTACCAAGGAACGTGGAATGCTGAGACAAACACCCCTACTTTGACTAGTTCAGTGGGGACAAAGGGCTACTACTACGTAGTAAACGTACCCGGTAACACCGACTTGAACGGTATCACGTCGTGGAACCTTGGTGATTGGGCCATTTTTGACGGTACTGCATGGAGCAAGGTGGACAACACCGACGCAGTTATCAGTGTGAACGGATACACGGGGGCTGTTGAGCTTACGTATGCTGACGTTAACGCTGTGCCTACGTTCAGGACCATCGAAATCAACGGTACTGCCTACGATTTGACCGCAAACCGGTCATGGATTGTGGGGGATGTACGTACCGACGAGGTATATGTGAACCCTCACTTCATCTATTCGCTAGAATGGAGCAAAATCACAGGTCGTCCTACCACTCTTGCAGGGTATGGCATCACTGACGCCGTCATTGACAGCAGAACGCTGACGATTAACGGGACTTCCTATGACTTGACCGCTGATAGAGCGTGGTCTGTAGGTACAATCACGTCTATTAGCACGATTGCCCCGCTTACCGGAGGGACTATCACCTCATCAGGTAGTATAGGCATTACTCAAGCGGGGGCCGCTATGGACGGATACCTCAGCGCCGCTGATTGGAACACGTTCAACTCAAAGCAAAACGTATTTTCCGCTGTTGCTCCTCTATCTGTATCGGATGACGTCATCAGCATTTCTCAGTCGGGGGTATCTTCCAACGGTTACCTAAGCAGTGCTGATTGGAACACCTTCAATAATAAGCAAGACGCGCTTACTAACCCGGTTACGGGTACAGGAACCGTTTACTACTTGCCAATGTGGACCGGAGTGTCTGCTCTTGGCAATAGCATCATCTCGTATGCGGCAGGGCAGATGACATTCAACTTCAACGACCCCGAGGGGGCGTCAGTTGTATTCAGCAACATTGCTACTACCCCGTATTCATACTCGATATTTATGAATAACGTCACTAGAGTTACGTATCATGCGTACTCTGATGGCGGTATTGTTCATACTATTGGCGATTTGCAGACCATGCGTGTGTTCCAAAATGGGAATACCATCATTGGTAATGGCACCATAGATAATTCGTACAAACTTGAGGTAGGAGGCAACACAAACATTCTAGGTATCCTTACTTCAACCAACTCTCCTGAGTGGGATGCTGCATACGATGCTAAGATTAACAGCGCTGCTGTAACGGGTACGACTACTAAGACTTTGACAATGTACCGCCAAGACGGTGGCACTATTACCGCGTCATGGTCTGACTACGACACAGCTCCGGTAACGAGTGTATTTGGCCGCATAGGCGACGTTGTTGCTGAACCCGGTGATTATAATACTGAGCAAGTATTTGAAGCAGGTTCTAATTTATACTTTACTGATGCGCGTGCTAGAGCGGCTATTAGCTCTTCTGCTGTAGGCCTTACGTACACAACTGCTACAGGAGTACTTAGTTTAACACCCGGATATTCTATTCCAACAACTGCTGCTCAAGGCACATGGGATTCTGCATATAATAACATGATTGTTTCCGCAGCAGTTACGGGAACTACTACAAAAACTCTTACACTAAGTCAGCAAGACGGGGGTACAATTACCGCGTCTTGGACTGATTATGATACGGCTCCTGTTCGTAGCGTATTCGGTCGTACAGGCGACATCCTTGCTGAATTAGGAGATTACAATACTGACCTTGTTACAGAAGGAACAAATAACTTATATTTTACTGACGCTCGTTCTCGCGCTTCAATTAGTTCCAATGCAATAGGGCTTATTTATGACCCAATAACAGGAGTGATAAGCTACGCTGTAGGTTACGCTATACCTACACTTGCTTCTCAAGTTACTTGGGACAACGCATATAATAACATGATTGTTTCTGCGGCGGTTACAGGAACAGTTACAAAGACTTTAACTCTTAATCAACAGGATGGTGGTACTATTACCGCGTCTTGGAGTGACTATGATACCGCGCCTGTAACAAGTGTGTTCGGAAGAACAGGAGCTATACTTGCAGTATCAGGGGACTACGATACCGACTTAGTTACTGAAGCAAACAATTTATATTTCACTCAGTCTCGTGCTCGTCAATCAATTAGCTTGACAACTACGGGAAGTAGTGGAGCGGCAACATACAGTAACGTATCAGGGGTATTGAATATCCCCAATTATAGCACTGCGCTTACCGGATATGTTCCTTACTTAGGAGCTACAACAAACGTAAACCTAGGAGAGTGGGGAATCACCGCAGGATACTTTCAGGCAGACCTTACTCCAACTCAATTAGGAGCCGTAGGTCGTCTCGTATGGAACCCTCAAGATGGCACGCTTGACCTAGGGCTTCTTGGTGGTAACGTAAGCTTACAGATTGGTCAAGAGCAAGTAGCTCGAGTAGTCAACGGAACAGGAGCTCCGCTTTCTGAAGCTGAATACAAAGCTGTAAAAATCATTGGTGCTCAAGGGCAGCGTCTTCAAGTTGGACTTGCTCAGGCAAACAACGACCCGAATAGTAAGGACACGCTAGGTATTGTTACTGAAGACATCGGGAACAACCAAGAAGGGTTCATTACTACTAGTGGTATTGTAAGAAAGATTGACACTACCGGTGCTTTGCAAGGGGAAGTGTGGAATGACGGTGATACTCTATATCTGTCAGGAACTATTCCCGGGCAGCTTACTAACATTAAGCCTTCAGCCCCTATCCATACGGTTATCGTTGGATTTGTGGTGTATGCACACCAAAACCAAGGAAAGATATACGTAAAGGTTGATAACGGGTATGAGTTAGAAGAGCTTCATGATGTATCTCCTCAGCCTTACATTAACAACGGGGTATTGTACCGCGACACGACCGTAAACTTGTGGAAGAGCGCTACGATTCCTACAGTATTAGGCTATACTCCTGTCAATACCAACACCACGCTGACGATTAACGGGGTGACTTACAACTTGAGTGCTAACCGCACTTGGAACGTGGGTACCGTGAAGTCTGTTGACCTTGTTATGCCTACCGGCTTCAACGTATCAGGCTCTCCTGTTACCAACACCGGTACACTTACAGTGGACTTTGACCCATCGTACTCGCTTCCGCTCATCTCAGACCAAAACAATTGGACGAGCGCATACAATGACACAATTGTATCAGCGGCGGTTGCGGGAACAGAAACGAAAACATTGACGCTTACGCAGCGTGACGGAGGAACTGTTACTGCTACGTGGAGCGATTACGATACAGCGCCTGTACGCAGTGTATTCGGCAGAACCGGAGACATTCTTGCGCAGCTAGGCGACTACGAAACAGACTTAGTGCCTGAGGGGAGTAGCAATCTGTACTTTACAGAGGCTCGTGCTCGCGCAGCAATCAGCTTGACCACTACAGGTAACAGCGGAGCTGCTACATACAGCACTATCTCAGGAATCCTGAACGTACCAAACTACACCCTGTCAGGGCTTGGTGGTGTTCCTTCAACAAGGGTGCTTACCATCAATGGTACGTCTTACGACTTGAGCGCAAACCGTACATGGAACGTAGGAACTGTATTGTCTGTAGACGCCAACGTCCCTGTAGGCTTCCAAGTCACTAGCCTTCCTGTGACCTCAGCAGGGATTATTGAGATTTCATACATGCCGGGATTCTCATTGCCTGACGATGCTCGTCAAGCTTTATGGGATACCGCATACGCTTTGCGTATCACTTCACTTACTACAACAGGGACTAGTGGAGCGGCAACGTTGAGTGGAAACGTACTAAACATTCCTGTGTATCAAGCACAGGGTAACTATATTACTTCACTTACGGGTGAAGCTACAGCAACAGGCCCCGGAGCCGCGTCTGTTACCTTGAGCAACAACGCTGTAATCAGTAAAGTGCTTTCAGGTTTCAATACTTTAAGCGGTTCAGTAACGTCTACTGACAATATCTTAACTGCATTTGGTAAACTACAAGGGCAGATAAACGGTTTATTTGGAGGCCTTCAGTATCAAGGAACTTGGGATGCAGCGTCAAATACACCTACTCTTACTTCAGGAGTTGGCACAGATGGATACTTCTACATTGTAAACGTAGCAGGTACCACTAACCTTGATGGAATCACTGAGTGGAATGTAGGGGATTGGGCCGTATTTCATGATACAGGATGGCAGAAGGTGGACAACACTGAATCTGTTACTTCTGTAAACGGATTAGTTGGAGCAGTAAGCTTAACAACCACGAACATCCCTGAGGGCTCGAAGCTGTATTACACGGACGCACGCGCACGTCTAGCGCTATCGCTCACTACGTCCGGTAACAGTGGTGCGGCGACTTATAACAATTCTACCGGGGTCTTTAATATTCCTCAGTACACGCTATCGGGCCTTGGGGGTGTTCCCGACACGCGTACGCTCACCATCAATGGTGTTGCGTATGACTTGTCAGCAAACCGCTCATGGAGCGTAGGAACAGTTACGTCCGTTACTGCAGGCACAGGGCTTACCGGAGGAGTGATTACTTCTACAGGAACGATTGCATTTGATACCACGTTTGGTGATGCTCGCTACTTGCTATTGACAGGTGGTGTTATGACCGGGAACATCAATTTCACTGATGATGCAGAGGGGATTGTTTGGGTGCGCAACAGCGATGGAGGATATATTAAGTTCTTCAATACAGGAGATGGTGACCCCAACTCTCGATTGGAGTTCAATACTTCGGATAATAACAACGAGTACTTCCGTTGGACGCACAGTCCTTCAGGTGGAAGCTTGTATGAATTGATGAGATTGGTTGGCAATGCCGCAGGTGAGTCTGTGCTATCTGTCAGCGGAGGAATCGGAATTAATGTCTTAAATTTGAATCAGTCAGCTGCCCTACAAATTGACAGCAGGAGCAAAGGAGTTTTACTACCACGAATGACCGAAGGAGAAAGAATGGCAATACCTGCACCGGCCGAGAGCCTATTGGTTTACCAAGAAGATGGAGTGGTAGGGTATTACGTCTTCAGTGGTGGCGTTTGGAAAGCACTGACTATGACAACGATATAAAAAAAGAACTATGGCGAATTTAGCTACGATAAACGATAATATACTAGCCGACAGTGGGATTGACCCGATTAACCTAATCGTCGGTACCGGCACTGTCAATTACATTCCTAAGTTTACAGCAGAGGGTGCTATTGGTAATAGCATCATGACTGAGAGTGGAGCTAATATTCTTATCAGTAGCAACATTGTTCTTCATGCAGGAAACTATAACAGCTACGCTCCAACGCTTACGGGCGGCGGCGCTAGTGGGACATGGGGTATTAATATCTCCGGGAATGCTGCGACTGCGACCAATGCTGACACGGTTGATGGACTTCACGCTTCAGCTTTTGCTTTAACAGGTGGTAGCAACGCCACAGGTACATGGCCAATCAGTATTACGGGTAGCGCAAGTAGTGCAACTGCAGCATCAACAGCAAACCTAGTTATAGGAACTTCAGGAGGAGCTATTCAGTCTTGGGACATTCGTACAATTGCTCCTTCTAGTATGACGGCCTATCGCATGGGATTTGGATTCACTTCATGGGATAACAATAACACTGCACCTTGGGCTGACTACTTGCATCTTCGTTCATACGGTGATGGCTCAGGCGGAAACGACAACCTTGTTATGTTCCTCAAGAGTGGTATTGGGATGCGTATTTATCAGCAGGCATTTAACTCAAGTGCTCCTTATGTAACATACGCTGATGTATTACATTCACTAAACTATAATAGCTATTCACCAACTTTAACAGGTGGTGGCGCTAGCGGAACGTGGGCAATTAGCATCACGGGTAACGCTGACACGTTGGATGGATACCATGCTGCGTCGTTTGCATTTGCAAACGGAAGTAATGCTACGGGGACTTGGGGTATCAACATCTCAGGCAACGCGGCAAGTGCTACCACATTCAATGGATTAAATTTTAATGGTCTTTATGCGAGATTTACAGGAGATATAAACTCTCTTGGACTTGCTTCGACATCAGGGATTTACAATATTGGCGCAGGGTATACTAATGGTCCTGCAGGTGATTTGTATGGGGCGTTGTTTGGAATTTGGAATTACGATATTTCAGTTCAATTTTGGGCTTCTTATAATGGTGACTTTTATTGGAGAAAATCTATAGGAGGCAGCTATGTAGGAGCCCCTTGGCGAACTCTATTAGATAGTTCTAACTATACAACTTACGCTGTACAAAATACAGTTCAATCAAATTGGAATAGCTTCAACGTAATTGCAAATGTTGTTGGCTTATTAGCTTGGAAGAATTATGGGAATAACCACGTTATTTTTGATGCTTCTAAAAGTACGTCTCCTAGTGGTACGGGAGTAGATAGTACAAACGCACAGGTTGCATGGACTCAAACTTTTCCTACTTTAATGGGTTGGAACGGTACCAATACTTATGGTGTTCGTGTTGATAGTGCTAGAGTTTCAGATTCTTCATTGTCAGCATCTACTGTACCTTGGAGTGGAGTTACCGGAACGCCTACAACTTTAGCAGGATATGGCATCACTGATGCTGTACCTTCTTCTCGTACTCTTACAATTAACGGAGTCACCTACGACCTTTCAGCAAACAGGTCATGGACAATTGCTGCGGGTGTCACCTCAATCATTGCAGGAACCGGCATATCAGTAAACCAAGCACAAGGCGACGTTACCATCTCAAACACAGGAGTGCTTTCCGTGAATGGGAACACAGGGGCAATCACAGGTATTGCTACTACTGCTCAGCTTGCAAACTACTTGCCGTTGGCAGGTGGTACAATGAGCGGTACAATTTTCTTTGTGAACAACATTGGCACTGCCCTTCAAGGCACAATGGGTGACAATGATTTTTGGCGCATATATGGAGCAGGAAGCAGCAATGCAGGATACCTTGAGATAGCTACTTCTGATGACGCAACAGAGCCTATATACATCAGTCAATATACCGGCGTATTCAACACGCTAGTTAGAAGATTGACTCTTCTTGATGGTAGTGGGAACACATCTTTCCCCGGATTCGCTGAGGCAAGTGGTTCTTTCCGTGCACCATTGTTTTATGACTCAACTAATACTGCGTACTACCTAGCACCAAGTGGAGATTCAAATCTTAATGGTGTTAATGCAATTAATTTCAGAGTAAGTAATGCCATATACTTTGGCGGAGGTAATAACTACTTGAATTGGGATGGAGGTAGGATTAGCTCAAACGTAGGCATTCAGTCTACGTCTGATATGCGTGCGCCCATATTTTATGATACTGATAATACAGCATTCTATGGGAATTTTGCGGGGACGTCTAGGTTTAACATTACTCAAATCAATAGTGTTGTAGACCAAAACTACTACCGGATAACCAACCCTGAAGGAGGTATTAACGTTAACAACGGTCCTTTGACAGGTGCGATTAAAATCAAGCTTCCTCCTGCTGCATCATTCATAAATGTAATGATGAGTTTGACGGTTCAGATTTACAACTATCAAACAGGAACTTCTCGTACGATTCGGTGCGGTGGATATAACTACTTTGATGGGTCTTGGTACAATGTATTCGCTTATCAGATTGGAGACAATGGCACTGAAACATTGAATGTTCGATTTGGTGTTGATGGGACTAGCAACTGTATTTGGATTGGTGAGACGACTACTTATTGGTCATATCCTAACGTATTTATTACTGACATTCAAGCCGGACATTCTCAAAGTTCGTTCATGGCTTACGGATGGAATGTAAGCTTTGTTACTTCTTTTGATACTGTTCAAACAAATCGTGAGGCATACTTCCAAATCAACGCAGGGAACATTGCTTCTCAGTCTGTAAGCTATGCCGCTAATGCAGGCAACGCGAATACGCTTGACGGATACGATTCGTCAGCATTCGCTTTTGCTAATGGTAGCAATGCTACGGGGACTTGGGGGATTAGCATCTCAGGGAACTCAGCAACAACATCACAAACGAACTTCACCACTCTTACTTTAAACAGTCAGGGCGTAGCTACTCAGGCTTGGGTAAATGCTCAAGGCTTTGCTACAGGGGGGCCATTCTTGGCGTTAGCCGGAGGCACAATGACCGGGGCAATAAATATGAATAGCAACAACATTAATAGTGTTGAGGCTATTTATTCTAGTATTTACTATGACAGAAATGACACAGGATACTATGGTGACTTTGCTTCAGTTAGTAGACTTAGTGGAGTTGCAATTGGTGAAAGTTATTATGGGCATGGGTACCCCGGAGTTGTTCAATCAGGTAGCACAAATTATAACTACAATTTCCTTAATGGTTCTTGGTCTTCAAATGTTACTGCAGGGTATTTAGCCAACTGTGCTGACGAGTGGGAGTTCGTAGTCCATGATTCCGGAAACTCTGTTGAGTCAGTATTTATTTACACAGGAGGGAGAATATTGATGGGTAGAAGTATAGGTTGGGGAACTACCTATATCGAAGCTGCTGAATCATTCCGCGCACCTATATTCTATGACTCTAACGATACGGGTTACTATGTAGACCCTAATGGCACTTCTGTACTTTACTACCTTCAGTTGAACGCTGCAGAATCTGCTAACTTATATGGTATTCGTGGACGATTCACTAACGAGTATATTCACCTTTACAGTAAGGTTGGCATAGGACATCCGGGCGGATGGGGTCAAGGTGAAAGCGTTACACCCGGTTTTGGACTGTCTACTTATGGAGGGGCAAATTTTGCTTATGGCAATAATGCACTGTCTACTTTCAATGGACAAGTAAATATCATGGGTAGTTCTATGTACGTTACTGCTAGTCAGTTACACATAGGGAAGCAATCCTCAGGGACTGCTCAGATGAGCTTTGAGAGTTGGGGGTCTTACACAGGTGCGATTGCAATGAATGCTGCAGGTGCATTTAGTTGGGGTGGTCAAGGAGCGTCTAGTTGGAATTGGAAGATAAATTGCACGTATGATGGCGATTACTCGGCTTCGGGAACTACAGTTATGTCTCTTGGTTCATCGGGTAACTTGAGTGCTTATTCATACCAAGGCAATAGTAACGTCGCCGGAACAGGCTCAGCTTCATACCATCCGTCAGGTATTTATAGTACCGGAACTAATTGGTTGTACGGTACAATGTACATGGCAGGCAACAATATGCGCGAGATAGGCGGTATTGTACAGAATCAATTAGTTGGTCGCCCTAATGCTCAATGGGGAGCAAGCGGTGGTGCTACAGGCGCTGTTGTTATCAAGTTCCCGGGCAACACGGGGAACTATGGTATGGTGCATGCTGTCATTGACATCTATGAATATAATGGCAACAACGTATCAACTGTAATCGTCGGCGGTCACAATTGGGGCAGTCAATGGTACAGCTACGGAGCCAACGTTGTTGGGTACACCAACAAGCAAGTGCGCGTGGGCGTTAAGGACGGTCAATACTGTATTGTAATCGGTGACGGTAGCTCATCTTGGTCGTACGGTCAAGTAGTGCTTCGCAAGATTCAGAACGGTGCTTACTACAGTGGGGTGATGGATGTTGGCGCAGGTTACACCATTCAGATTGAGAGTGACACGTACTCTTGGATTTCAGGGGACCTTCGTACGTTCCGTTCTTCAGGGAACATCTACATGAATGAAGCGCTCGTAGCTACTCAGTCATGGGTAAGTTCACAGGGATATGTGACCGGAGGGCCTTTCTTGCCATTGGCGGGAGGAACTGTTACAGGTACTACGAACTTCAGTGCAGGAGTAAATTTTGCATCACAAACAAATTGGTTTGGCGGATACGGTCCGGGGTCAGGTCCGGGGATTGCATTAGAGAATCTAACCACATTTGCTCGCTTTGCATTTTGGGGTCTTGACTTCTACGATTGGAATCATGGTATTCAAATGACTATTGACAATGGTTATGTGTCAGCTACAAACTCTTTCCGTGCTCCAATATTCTACGACTTAAACGATACAAATTACTATTTAGACCCTAACGGTAACTCAAATCTTTATAGTGTTGTTTCTGTAGAGACTAAGGCTAGAAAGAACCAATCAGATAACAACTATACTACTGCAGCTCTTTGGACTGAGTCTTATGGAAATACCACAACAGGTATTGCATTCCACATTAGTGGAGTATTAGGAAGCTTCCTTGAGATGCGAACCAATGGAGTCCTTTATTGGGCTAACAATCCTGTTATTACTAGCGGTAATTACAACTCATACTCACCTACTCTTACGGGTGGTGGAGCGTCAGGGACATGGGGCATTAATATTACAGGTGGTGCAGGAAGTGCAACCAATGCAGGTTATGCAACCAATGCGGGGAATGCGGACACACTAGACGGCAGAGATTCTACTCAGTTTCAATGGAGGTCTACCTCAACAATTGATATGAGTGGTCTTGACCAATCATTGTGGTATCCTGTAACTGTTGGAGTTACTACAAATCCTGTTACACGTCTTCGTATTGTAAACGCGTTGAACTCCAACGTACCTTCTTGGTCTACTCACCCTTCCGGATTTACATTGATGCTTGACTACACCGTAAACGGCAGTGGTTGGGGAACTGCCACTGTAATGAGGAATATCCAAAACCATACTCAAGGGTTTGCAAATGTCAATGTTTGTGGAGGCCTTGCTCAGATGGGTCACTCTTCGCAGGAGGTTATTTATCTTCGTGGTGGAGGGGTGTACTACTTCCAATCTGATGCTGATGTAACCCCTGTTATTAGGACTTCATATTACGAGATTTATGGCCAATCTGTTCAGCCAACTTCTTCAATAATAAACGAGGTAACCAACAGTGTATCAGGAATGTTTAGTACATTCAATTTATACACTGCAATTATCCGTGATATAAACAGCAGTAGCTACTATCTTGACATGAACGCTAGTTCTGTCTTAAATGAGATTACAACAACAGGAAGAATTTACTCTAACGAATGGATTCAGTTTACTAACTACACCGGTCTTTATTCTCCAAACAATGGAGCTCACTTACGTCCTAATACGGGTTCTTATGGTCCATGGCTAGTAAGTGGAACTCGTAACGGGTGGAGCGGTATTGAGTTTGAAAGCTTGAGTAACGGGAACGTTACTATGATGATTAATAGTAACTCAAATGTTACAGGTTGGCATAATAACTCTTATGGGTGGCAGTTTAGATGGGAAGGTGGTACAGCTTATGTATACAAAAATTCATACGGAGGGGGGACTGTTGCTACTGTTTGGGATAGTGTAAACGCTCCTATATCAGTTTCGGCTACTCCTAATACATTGGCTTTAAGGGATGCTTCAGGGGATATTGCGGTAAGAGAACTTGTAATGAACGTTGCTGTTCAAAACTTTACTCCGTCATCTTTAGTAGCCATCTACCCAACAACAAATCAAGCTGTAAAAGTTGACGCTGCAGGTGCTAGAGATTTCTTAAATGTTCCAACAAGAACAGGGGGAGATGCGTCAGGAACGTGGAGTATTAACGTTACAGGTACTGCAGGTTCTGAAACTTTATCTACTGTTACAGGCAGAGGTAATACTACAGGAAGCAATATAATTACATCTGCTAATGTATATGCAAATGGATTTATTGATTACACGGATAATAATTACTATATAGACCTTACTTCAGGTTCTCGATTAAGGGGGTTGGTTGAGGTTTTAGGTAGCCATGGTAGTGCTCAATTTAGAGTTACACTTCCTGCTGCTGAAAACGGAGCAGCACAAGGTCAAGTATCACTTCAAATGTGGTGTTCTGAACCCGGGGTAACTTGGAGTTGGGCAGGGTTTGGCTACAATGTAACTAATGATGGTGGAGCTCCCGGAGGATTTGGTAGAATAAATACAAGTTTTGGTCAAGCGTATATGAGATTCAGTACTGATGGTGATTTGTATTTCTATAATACGAATACTTCAGCTGTTCGTTCTACCACGGCTCGATTTGGATATGATGGTGCTGCAACATTCTACTCTAGTGTTACAGCAGCTTCTTTCTTTGAAAGCTCAGATGCTCGACTCAAAACAATTGTAGATGAAAACTACCGTGTTGATTCAATCGTTTCAATTAAACCTAAATTCTACGAAAAGAATGGTAAATTTGAGGCAGGATATATTGCTCAGGAAGTTCAAGAAATCTATAGTCACGCTGTATCACTTGGCGTAGATGGGTACTTGAGTCTTTCATACGGTCAAATCCACACGCTAAAGATTGCGGCTCTTGAAGACTCTGTTGACGAAATCAAGAAGAAAATCCAAGAACTAGAACAAAAACTAAATACTTTACATTAATTTTAAAACAAAAATCATGAAAACAATCGAACCCGTACAGGTGTGGTACAACGGCCAAGAAGTTGAAGCCACCATTTTGAATGCAATTGTTATGAACGACAACCTGTTGAACAGCGCTACGTTCCAATACCAATTGTTGCAAGAAGTTGTAAACCCTATTTCAGGCGGATACGCATCTACGATGCCTGTCGCTACAAACTACCTTACTATGACAGGTGAGGCTTACGACAATTGGGGAGACAATGACTATGCTTATGCGTGGCTTGCCGAGCAGTTGAACTTGGTTATCACCGGTAACTACGTTCCTCCTACCCCTGTTCCTCCAACTCCAACACCTGAAGCATAATAAATGTCGTGGGCGGGAATAGCATCGAATCAGACTGTATCGTGTAACAACTTACAGGACGCGGTGAACACAAATGTGTTTACGCTGAAGAATGCTATTCCCGCAACCAACGAGCAGATTACTAAGGCTGATGCTGACTTTTATGTAAACATCAATACGAGCTATGCTCCGTATGCAGCTAAGGCTTCTAATCAGCTTGTTGTAAAATCCGACTTGCAGGCGTCTACTCCGGTGGTGTCGTATCCGCACACAATATGGTACGACCAACCTTGCTATTGGGATGGGTTCTTTGTAGAAGGCGGAGCGCCGTCCGCACCGGACGCATGCGCCCTAACCACCAACTCTATTATACTTTACGGTAATGCTCCTGTTTTAGCGAATGGGATGAGCTTGTATTATGATAGCGCTTTATCCGATAAGTGGTATGGTAACCAAGGAGGCTGTGGTAATTTTTATCGTTACGGGTCTGAATCATTTATATATTTAGACCAACTCAGTACGGTTGATTTGCTTGAGCCTTGCTGCACAGCAGACCTCAATATTTCTGCTATATATACAGGATTGACACAAGTGGAGATGGTATTGATGTTGTCTACACCGCAGCCGAATAATATTATTCTATATTTTTCTTGGTGTACAGATAGTGGTGCTAGCGGATTCACTAATATTTTTATTCTAGCAGGACAATCAGGCCCTCTATATGGAATACCATTTGACGTTAGTAGAACAGGCCCTACTACAGGAGGAACATCATGGGGGTCTCAGGAAGTAGATGTAACTGTGGCAAGCAGTGGAATCGTAAATGACTTCTTTATTTGCTCAACATCTATCTCAATTACAGGATTGCTGCCATCATGTCTGACTTATAATCCGGGCTGTGGATGCTAGAAAAATAAACTATATTTGTACTATGACGAAACAACTTACTGCAGAAGAACTAGAAACGATTCAAAACCTGCATCGTGCTTTTACTCAATCTAAGATTGCATTGGGTGATATTGAATTGACCAAGCAGGATTTGTTGGTAGAGATTGCCAACCTTAAAAAAGAGTTCGTTGCAAACGAAAAAAGCCTTATTGAAAAGTATGGCGCTGACGCAGTTATAAATGTAAAAACAGGAGAAATAACCAATGGGAAAAATTAACGGCTATAGCACAGACAGTAACGTCACCTATGCAGACAAACTTATCGGCACCGATGCCGAGGATTCAAACGCCACAAAGAACTTCACCGTTGGTGATATTCTTGCTTTGCCTTTGCCTTCGGTACCTGTGTATCCAAACAACGCTGCCGCAGTTGCAGCAGGATTAGCGGTAGGAAAAATCTACCGTATCACAGGGACAGACCACGCAGGAGTAGTATACTAATCCTGACACACATGAAATCAAATCAAATTAAATATGGACATCAGGAAAATATCAATAGGACCCGACTACAAGAGTGGTGCAATGCACTACATTGTAGGACAGAAAGTCCTTGGTGACACCTACGAGATACACCTCATTAGGTACGACGACGTATCGCAGTCAATCAAGATTTATATCATCAATGACAAGCAGGAGGTGGTATTGTGGAAGGAGTTCAACAATAACGTTCCTATCTCCATTGAACATAATATAAACTACTGATGCAATCTCCATTCGACTTCATAGTGAAGCCCCTGAATGGAAAGCGATATGACAACACAAAAGAGGTAGGCGGAATAGAACTTATCGTCAGCACTTCAGAGGAAGAGCACAAGTTCTCAAACAGATACGGTGAAGTCATAGAAGTTCCATTGCGGTATGAGGGGCCGATAGCCAAGGGGGACATCCTGTTGGTGCACCACAACGCGTTCAAGTTTTACAACGACATGAAGGGCCGCCAAAAGAGCGGTCGTAGCTTTTTCAGGGATGACCTGTTTTTTATAGAGCCTGACCAATTTTTTATGTACAAGCGTGATGGTGTATGGCACACGTACAGCCGTTATTGCTTTGTTCGCCCTATTGCGGCAATTGACTCGTACGTCAAGAAGCCATTCACGCATGAACCACTGATGGGAGAGATGGTATATCCAAACGAATACCTCATCAGTAAAGGCGTCAAGGCCGGAGACAAAGTGTGCTTCAAGCCTGACAGTGAATACGAGTTTAATGTGGATGGAGAAGAGCTTTACAGAATATTTGACCATCAAATAACTATGGTTTTATGAGCGACACAAAAGAAATAAAGCTTAGGATTATTGAAGCGGGACAGAAAGCTGTCGAGCAGTTAATCAAGGTTGCCAAGGAAGACATCATCAAGCGTGAAGAAGGCGATGAGTCAGCTCTTGCTGCGGACCGATTGAAGAATGCAGCAGCCACGAAAAAGATTGCGATATTTGATGCGTTCGAGATTCTTGCTCGCATTGATGCAGAGAAAGAAAACCTCGAGATGCTCGAGAAGGGAGTAAGTAAAACTGATACAAAACAAGGATTTGCAGAACGAAGGGTTATATCGAATCGTTAAAGACTATGTGCCTCAGAATGCTATTAGCAAGAAGAACACAATTAAGTCTTGGCAGTACGGCTACAATGAGCAGTACGACATGGTCGTCATTTCTAAGACGGGCCAAATAGGAGATATTATCTGCATATCAGGGCTGTACATTGCCCTACCGGCTGTGCCGAAAGAGTGTCTTCAAAGACACGAGAAACCATCTGAGCAATATTGGGAGCGAGAGGATTTGCCTAAGGAGCTAGCTCGCATTCAGTCAATCTTCCAATGGAACGATATGCCCACCGAGTTTAAGGACCGATGGGTAGACTACATTGAGAGCGAGTTTGACCGCAGGGAGAATGGCGTGTGGTTTATGAACAACGGCACCCCGACTTACATAACCGGTTCTCACTACATGTACCTTCAGTGGTCTAGTATTGACATTGGGTATCCCGACTTCCGGGAAGCAAACCGTATCTATTGGATTTTTTGGGAAGCATGCCGAGCAGACAACCGCTCGTTTGGCATGGTGTACCTGAAGATTCGTCGTTCGGGATTCTCATTCATGTCGTCCTCAGAGTGTGTCAACATTGCCACGCTAGCAAAGGACTCACGTGTTGGTATCCTTTCTAAGACGGGTAGTGACGCCAAGAAGATGTTCACCGATAAGGTGGTCCCAATCAACAGCAGGCTGCCATTCTTTTTCCGTCCTATCATGGACGGTATGGATAAGCCGAAGACGGAGCTAGCCTACCGCGTCCCTGCCGCTAAGATTACCAAGAAGAACATGCACGACGTCGAGGGCGAGACCATTGAAGGTCTTGATACCACGATAGATTGGAAGAATACGGAAGAGAACTCGTATGACGGTGAGAAACTGCTGTTCCTTGCGCACGACGAGAGCGCCAAGTGGGTGAAGCCAAACAACATCCTGAACAATTGGCGAGTTACCAAGACGTGTTTGCGTTTGGGTAGCAAGATTATCGGCAAGTGCATGATGGGTTCTACCTCCAATGCACTGAGCAAGGGTGGTGACAACTACAAGAAACTGTACGAGGACTCAAGAGTTGCTGAACGTAACGCCAACGGGCAGACTAAAAGCGGGCTGTATGCCTTGTTTATCCCGATGGAGTGGAACATGGAAGGGTTCATTGACATCTACGGCATGCCTGTATTCCGCAAGCCTGATGCACCCGTACGTGGAGTAGACGGTGGCTCGATTAAGAACGGGGCCATTGACTATTGGGAGGCGGAAGTTGATTCGCTCAAGAGTGACGCTGACGCACTGAACGAGTTCTATCGTCAGTTCCCACGCACGGAGAGCCACGCCTTCCGTGACGAGAGCAAGTCATCGTTGTTCAACCTTACCAAGATTTATCAGCAGATTGACTACAATGACTCGCAGATAGAGGCTCACAATGTGACACGTGGAACATTCCATTGGAGGGACGGAGAGAAAGACACCAAGGTAGTGTGGTCTCCTGACTCAAGAGGGAGGTTCCTTATCAGTTGGGTCCCACCCGGATACATGCAGAACAACGTGGCTACACGTGGTGGTCTCAAATATCCCGGGAATGAACACCTTGGCTCATTCGGGTGTGACTCCTATGACATCTCTGCGGTGGTCGGGGGTCGAGGCTCAAACGGCTCACTGCATGGCATGACCAAATACCACATGGAGGATGCCCCTGCCAATCAATTCTTCCTAGAGTACATTGCTCGTCCTCAGACGGCTGAGATATTCTTCGAGGAGGTACTGATGGCCTGTGTATTTTTCGGGATGCCTATCCTTGTGGAGAACAACAAGCCTAGATTGCTGTATCATTTCAAGAACAGGGGCTATCGCCACTTCTGTATGAACAGACCTGACAGGCACATGAATAAACTCAGCAAGACTGAGCGTGAGCTAGGTGGTATACCGAACTCATCCGAGGACGTGAAGCAATCGCACGCCTCAGCAATTGAATCGTACATTGAGAAATACGTAGGCTTTGATGTCTCAGGGACCTATCGCTCTTCTGATGAAATAGGCGCAATGCCGTTCACTAGGACGCTTGAGGATTGGGCTAAGTTCGACATTAACGACCGAACTAAGTTCGACGCATCTATTAGTTCAGGTTTAGCGATTATGGCTAACCAAAAACACATATATTTACCTGAGAAAAAAGAGTCGAAAATTAGTATTAATTTCGCAAGGTACACTAATAGTGGAAATATAAGTGAACTCATTAGATGAAAGAAGTAATAGTAAGCATATCAACAACAAGCTTTCCGAGTCAGCTAGTATCTGACGCGCAAAAAGCTACTGTCGAATTTGGACTCCAAGTTGGGCAGGCCATTCAATATGAGTGGTTCCGCAAAGACGGAAATCAATGTCGTTACTATAGCCAATGGCGCGACTTTCATCGTCTTCGCCTATATGCTCGTGGAGAGCAATCCGTACAGAAGTACAAAAATGAACTAGCAATAGACGGGGATTTGTCATACCTGAATTTGGATTGGACTCCCGTACCTATTTTACCTAAGTTCGTAGACATCGTTGTAAACGGGATGTCTGACCGCCTGTTCAAAGTAAAGGCGTATGCGCAAGACGCACTGTCTCAGGCCAAGCGCAGCAAATACCAAGACATGCTAGAAGGACAGATGGCAGGTAAAGATGTCCTCACAAAGATTCAAGAGTCCACGGGTATCAATCCGTTTATGATGGACCCTGAGGAGCTTCCTGAGACTGACGAAGAACTGTCACTCTACATGCAGCTTAACTACAAACCGGCCATTGAAATTGCAGAAGAAGAAGCTATTAATACTCTTTTTGACGAGAACCATTACCAAGATACACGCAAGCGTGTGGATTACGACATTACTGTTGTTGGTATTGGTGTGGCCAAGCACGAGTTTCTTCCGGGAGCAGGCGTACAAATTTCGTACGTTGACCCCGCGAATATTGTTTACAGTTACACGGAGGACCCGTACTTTAAAGATTGTTTTTATTGGGGAGAAATTAAAACTCTTCCTATTACGGAGTTACTGAAGATTGACCCTACGCTTACGCACGAGCAGCTTCAGGAAATCTCTACGTACAGTCAGAGTTGGTATGACTACTACAACGTAGCTCAGTTCTACGAGAACAGTTTGTTCTACCGCGACACCGCTACTCTGTTGTACTTCAACTACAAGACCACCAAGAAGATTGTCTACAAGAAGAAAGTTCTTGAAGGCGGTGGCTCTCGCATGATTCAAAAGGACGACCAATTCAATCCTCCTGTGGAGATGATGGAAGAGGGCAAGTTCGAGAAGATAGAGAAGACCATTGACGTGTGGTACGAAGGCGTCATGGTTATGGGTACCAACATTATGTTGAAGTGGAAGATGATGGAGAACATGGTTCGTCCTAAGTCTTCAACTCAGCACGCTATTCCAAACTATGTTGCTGTAGCCCCAAGAATGTACAAAGGGGTGATAGAATCGCTTGTCAGGAGAATGGTGCCCTTCGCCGACTTGATTCAAATCACCCACTTGAAATTACAGCAAGTCATTGCCCGTGTTGTACCTGATGGTGTCTTCATTGACGCTGACGGGTTGAACGAGGTTGACTTGGGAACCGGTAACGCATACAACCCTGAGGACGCACTTAGATTGTACTTCCAAACAGGTAGCGTTATTGGCCGTAGTTATACGCAGGATGGCGAGTTTAACAACGCTCGTATTCCTATTCAGCAGCTTACCTCAAACTCAGGGGCAAGCAAGACGCAGATGCTGATTGCCAACTACAACCACTACCTAGACATGATTCGGTCAGTGACCGGACTTAACGAGGCTCGCGATGGCTCAATGCCTGACCCGAACTCTTTGGTTGGTGTACAGAAGTTGGCGGCACTAAACTCAAACACGGCTACTCGTCATATCCTTGAAGGTGGTTTATACATCTACCGCTCATTGGCTGAAGCCTTGACGTATCGTGTTGCTGATATTTTAGAGTATGCGGACTTTAAGGATGGATTTGCTAACCGTATTGGTAAGTACAATGTATCTATCCTCGATGAGGTAAAAGACCTATACATCTACGACTTTGGTATATTCATTGAGATTTCTCCTGACGAAGAGCAGAAGGCTCAGCTTGAGGCCAACATTCAGATGGCATTGTCTAAGGGTGACATCAATCTTGAGGATGCAATTGACATCCGTGAGATTAAGAACCTGAAGCTAGCCAATCAGTTGCTGAAGGTTAAGCGTATCCGTAAGGAGGAAAGAGAAGAGAAGATGTTGATGCAGAAGCAAGCTATGCAGGCGCAGCAGCAGTTAAAGTCTCAGGAGATGGCAGGCATGATGGCCCTAGAGAAAATCAAACTCGAGACCCAATCTAAGATGCAAGTAAAGCAGGCTGAGGTAGCGTTCGAGATTGAGAAGCTGAAGGCCGAAGCTCAGATGAAGCAGATGCTTATGGGCGAAGAGTTTAGGTATAACATGCAGATTGCGGGAATAAAAGAAGAGTCTTTGAATGCCCGTGATGATATGAAAGAGCAGGCTAAAGCTAAGCGCATTAGTCAGCAAAGCACAGAGCAATCAAAGCTTATTAATCAGCGCAAGAACAACTTGCCGCCAATGAACTTTGAATCCAACGAGGATACCCTTGATGGCTTCGATTTGGCTGAGTTTGAACCTCGCTGATAAATAATATATTTTTTGTATAAATTTGTAACAATTAAATCGAATCTAATGGAAATCAAAGTAAGAGCCATCGGCGAAGCAGAACAAAAGAGCGTAGCGGAAGTTGAACAAGAACTTCTTGAAAAGCACGCTAGGGAACAACAAGCAGCGGACGAAGCAGCAGCAGCTGCAGCAGCCGCTCAAAATCAGGACCCACCTGCGGGCGGAGAAGGCGAAGGGGACCAAGGCGGGGAACCCGCTGAGTTAACCGAAGAACAAGTTCTTTCATATATTGGAAAACGCTACAATAAGCAAATCAGCTCATTCGATGAGTTGGTGGCTGAACGTCAAGACAGCGAACCGCTGCCTGAAGACGTGGCTGCTTATATGAAGTATAAAAAGGAGACAGGCCGTGGCTTTGAAGACTTCCTTCAACTGAAGAAGGATTTCGATGTCATGAATCCTGAGCAACTCCTAAAAGAATACCTTGCGGCGACGCAGCATGGCTTGGACGCTGAGGACATTGAAACCCTCATGGAAGAGTACAGCTACGACGAGACCCTTGATGATGACTCAAAAATCAAGAGGGTTAAAATCGCAAGGAAGAAAGCTATTGCCGAGGCCAAGTCCTACTTCAATGAACAGAAGGAGAAATACAAGCTGCCACTTGAGTCAAGTGGCTCAGGCTTATCTCCCGAAGAGAAAGAAGAGTACGAGGCGTATCGTCAGTATACAAAGCAGGCGAAGACCCTGCAGGAGGAAAACGACCGAAAGCGTCAATGGTTTGACCAAAAGTCCGACGATGTCTTTAGTAAAGACTTCAAAGGTTTTGAGTTCGAGTTGAACGACAAGAAGTTTACCTTTTCTCCCGGTGCCGCTGCTGAATTGAAAAAGGCTCAGTCAACCCCAATGAACTTTGTTTCAAAGTACTTGGATGAGAGTGGTCTTATCAAGGATGCTACAGGATACCATAGGGCTTTGTCAATCGCAATGAACCCCGACAAATTTGCTAAGTTCTTCTATGAGCAGGGCTTGGCAGATGCCACCGAGGATGTCACGCGTCAGATTAAAAACATCAATATGTCTGACCGCAAAGCACCCGAAGTGATGAACAAGGGGGGAATGCAGGTAAAAGCGGTGAACCAAGATTCCGGAAGGAACCTGAAAATCCGCAGCATCAAAAAAATCTAAAAATAAAAACTTAAAAAAATGGCTGTATTAAACACCCCCGGGTATCAGCTTCAGCCGAGTGCTGAGCAGGTACCATTGTCAACTAACTACATTACCAACTTCGACTTCTTGAATCAGTATCTTCCTGATACCTACGAGAAAGAATTTGAGCGTTACGGTAATCGTACTGTCGCATCTTTCCTCCGTATGGTAGGTGCTGAAATGCCTTCTAACTCAGACATGATTAAATGGGCTGAACAAGGTCGTTTGCATACTAAGTATGTGAACTGTGATTCTTCTGCTGCTGCTGCTGCTGACTCCGCGACTATCACCGTGAATGATGCAAACGTAACTGCAATTGCAATCCGTGCCGGTCAGACTGTATTCATCTCTGACAACGCTACAGGCCTTTCTAACAAAGGTATCGTTACTGTAGTAGACGTTCCTAACAATACTTTCGACGTAGCTTACTACGAAGGTGTTGGTCAAACTTTCTCAGGAACTGCCGTACTTTCTGTATGGGTTTACGGTTCTGAATTTAAGAAGGGCACTGTCGGAATGATTGGCTCTTTGGAAAGTGAAGACGAGTTCTTCGAGAACTCTCCAATCATCATCAAGGACAAATACGCTGTAAGCGGTTCTGATATGGCTCAGATTGGATGGGTTGAAGTAACTACTGAGAACGGTGCTACCGGTTACTTGTGGTACTTGAAGAGTGAGCACGAAACTCGTTTGCGTTTCGAGGACTACCTTGAGACTGCAATGATTGAAGCCGTTCCTGCTGAAACAGGTTCAGGTGTTGCTAACGCTTCTTTAAACCCAATCTACGGTAACAAAGGTTCAGAAGGTATCTTCTACGTTGTTAACAACCGTGGTAACGTTTGGGGCGGTGGTAACCCAACTACCTTGGCTGATTTCGACAGCATCATCTCTCGCTTGGACAAGCAAGGCTCTATCGAAGAAAACGTAATCTTCGTAAACCGTGCCTTCAGCTTCGACATCGACGACATGTTGGCTGCTCAGAACAGCTACGGCACAAACGGTACCTCTTACGGTCTGTTTGACAACGACAAAGACATGGCTTTGAACTTGGGCTTCACCGGTTTCCGTCGTGGTTACGACTTCTACAAGTCTGATTGGAAGTACTTGAACGACCCTACTATGCGTGGTGGTCTTCCTACTGCTTCTACAGCTGTGGGTACCGTAACAGGTCTTTTGGTTCCTGCAGGTTCTACGAACGTGTACGACCAAATCATGGGTAAAAACGCTAAGCGTCCTTTCTTGCACGTACGTTACCGTGCGTCTGAGACTGAAGACCGCCGTTACAAAACTTGGATTACAGGTTCTGCCGGTGGTGCTCAGACAAGCGACCTTGATGCAATGGAGGTGAACTTCCTCTCTGAGCGTTGCGTTTGTACCTTGGGTGCTAACAACTTCGTATTGTTCCGCTACGGCGCATAATCGAAGAAGAAATAGGGGTGGGGTGTCTTCAAAGACACTCCCCCTTTTTTTAAAATTTTATCAAATCATATCAAATGAAAAAGACAATAACCCCCGTAGATAAATTCTACAAACTGAAAGGAAAGGCAGCCCCGCTGTCATACACACTCCCATCTAGAAACACTAAGCGTTACCCGCTGTTGTGGTTTGATGAAGAGAATAACATTAACCGCCCTTTGCGTTATGCAATCAATCAGAAGACTCCTTTTGAAGATGAGCAAGACGGAAATGCAATTGTAGAACCGATTATTTTTGAGAATGGCTTCTTGAGTGTTCCCAAGAATAACCCTGTTTTGCAGCAATTCTTACACTTCCATCCATTGAATGGAATCTCTTTTGCAGAGGTTGATTACGAAAAGGATGCAACACAAGAAGTTGAAAGCTTATCCGCAGAGGTGGATGCTTTGATTGAAGCTCGTCAATTAAGTCTTGAACAACTTGAGACTGTTTGTCGAGTTTTGTTTGGTAAAGACCCTTCGCGTTATACGTCTGCCGAATTGAAGCGTGACGTCTTGATTTATGCCAAGCGTGACCCTCGTGGTTTCTTGAACATGTTATCAGACCCAATGTTGAAATTGCAGTCAAACGTGCATGTGTTCTTTGAGAGCAAGCTGTTGACTTTCAGGAATGGCCGCAAGGAAGTTTGGTTTAATACCAACTCCAACAAGAAGAAGATGTTGACCGTGCCTTACGGCGAGGACCCATACTTTTCTGTTGCCAATTTCTTCAAGAGTGACGAAGGAATTGACGCCCTAAAAATGCTTGAAAATAGCTTGTAAAGATTTCGATATAAGCTAGCAATCGTTAGAGAGGGTATTTCTATACCCTCTTTTTTTTTGTATATCTTTGTAAAAACAGTATAATGATAAATTCCGTAAGAAATACCGTATTAGCTGTTCTCAATAAGAACAATTACGGATATGTGTCTCCGTCTGACTTTAACCTGTACGCTAAACAGTCTCAGCTTGAGATATTTGAGGAGTATTTTACACAGTACAATAAGACTATAAATCAGGAGAACGCTCGTGTTTCGGGAACATCTTATGCTGATATTCGCAAGTCTATTGAAGAGTGCATTGAAATTTTTTCTCAAACATCTACACTCACTCAGGTAGCTCCGGGGTCAAACAGGTACTTCTTGCCGTCGTTGACTACGACCGGTTTTGATTACTTCCTGCTCAATAAGGTATTGTGCTATGACGCATCAGGCCCTACTCGTGTGTTCAAAGGCGAGGCAGAGAAGGTAAACCACAGTCAGATTACCATGTTGGTGAACTCATTGTTGACCACACCGACCGAGCAATACCCTGCATACGTGCAGGAAGGTGGTATAATGACGGTATATCCTTCGACTATTAACCTACCGTCTGAGGTGGATGCTCAATATTTTAGGTACCCAAAAGACCCAAAATGGACGTATATTACATTGGCAAGTGGGGAGCCTGTATTTGACCAATCACAGCCGGACTATCAAGACTTTGAGGTTCCATTAGAGGATGAGTACAAACTCGTAGCTAAAATTCTTCAGTACTGTGGTATGTCTATCCGTGAGATTCAGGTTCAGCAGTTTGGTGCTGTTGAAGAACAAAAACAATCGTTATAATCATGGCATATATAAGTCAATATCAGTACTACGCCAACGGAGGTAACCAACCTGCAGATGCCAATTGGGGCTCGTATCAGTACGTAAGCCTATTTGACATCGTCAACAATTTCTTGTTGATGTACTCAGGAAACCACTC